CATTTGAACCAGGAAACAAATTAGGACAGAAGGCAAGGCTATTTGAGCAGAATATCAAGCGTGCACTAGCTCAAGATGATTACGCCAAGCTAAGGAACATAGCCCAGAAAGTAGTAAACCTTGCTGAAGAAGGCGAGAGATGGGCAGTAGAAATGCTGAGGGACACCCTAGACGGGAAGCCTGCCCAACAGATAGTGGCCACAGACACAGAAGGAAGAGCGTTACAAATTGGACTCGTTGCCTACGCTGCCGAGTTACGACCTGACGATCCCATATCGATTCAGTCCTCGCCCATATCAATTACCAATTCTGAAAGCTCTGGACAGCGGCATTAAGAGAGCTGTATGGGTAGCCCACAGACGGGCTGGTAAAGAAAAGACCTGCATCAACATCATGGCAAAGAAGGCGTTCCAGAGGGTAGGCACGTACTTCTATATCTTCCCTACCTACGCGCAGGCTAAGAAGGTCTTGTGGATCGTGAGGGCTTTGCTTTCATGGATCACTTCCCCAAGCAAGTCGTAACCAAGCGAAACGAAACCGAATTAAGACTGGAGTTAATCAATGGGAGCGCGGTTCAACTCGTTGGCTCGGATAACATTGATTCTATCGTCGGAACTAATCCAGTCGGATGTATCTTCTCTGAGTATGCTCTGCAAAACCCGAAAGCCTGGGACTATATGCGACCTATCCTTCGGGAGAATGGGGGATGGGCGATATTTGATTACACTCCCCGTGGAAAGAATCACGGATATCAGTTATATCAAATGGCTAGGTCGAATCCTGAGTGGTTCGCCGAAATCCTCTCCGTAAGAGACACTCAAGCCCTGACAGAGGCAGACATTCAAGCCGAGAGAGACTCGGGGATGTCGGAAGAACTGATTCAACAAGAGTATTACTGTTCATTTGAAGGCGTTCTCTCAGGCAGTGTCTTTGGTAGACAGATGCAAGAGGCTGAGACAGAAGGACGTATTTGTTCAGTACCCTATCAGCCTGAGTTCTCAGTAGACACCTGGTGGGATATAGGTACAGGAGACCCTACTAGTATCTGGTTTACCCAAAACATAGGAAGAGAAGTCCATGTCATCGACTACTATGAAAACAGTGGCGCTGGAGTTGGAATCGATTTCTACGCTAAATATCTCCAATCTCTGCCCTACGTGTGGGGAGTTCATAACGGACCACATGACTTGGAGGCTCATCAGTTCGCCGCCAACGGCAAAAGCACAAAGGAGGTTGCGGCTAGCCTGGGACTGTCATTTAAGATCACCGACAAGCTCGACAAACAAAGCCAAATCAACGCAGGCCGTTCATTCCTAAAGAAGTGCTGGTTTGATAAGACTAAGACTGAAAGAGGCAGGGATGCTCTAGTCAGTTACCACTACAAATGGTCAGACGAGAGAAAAGCTTTCGCTGACGACCCCTATCATGATTGGTCCTCAAACGGCGCAGATGCCTTCATGCAACTGGCTGTAGGGCATAAGTTTGCTCAAATAAAGCCTAAACAGACAATAGAGATAGTCGGGTCTTATCAAAAAGACGCCATGAATCAAGCGTGGATGATGACATGACCTGTCAACTCTGCCAGAACAGGGTTGGAAGCCACTGGACTTCGCATCCACAAATAGGGGCGATTTG